CTGTAGCCGTACCGCCCTGCACAACAACTGTACCCGTAGCCGCACTGGATATGGCTGCGTCTGCTATGCCTACGAAGTTAGTTGCGGTGAGATTGGTTGAGCCTGCTGAAAAGACAACCCCTGTACCGTAACCTGAATTACCGTTATCACTGTAAGCAATAACTACTTTATTGCTACCTGAATCAAAAGTAGCTCCTAGATAAGTCGTATTAGCAGCTTCAAAGACAGCCGGAGTTCCAAACGATATTGCTGTGCCGCTTACTGTTCCAGCTACTACTGTGCCATAGTCTGAGCCACTGCCATCTTGATACGCTATTACCGCTTTGTTTGCACTTGAATCAAAGGTAGCAGTCATATAATCAGATAGACCGGCTGCAAACACAACCTCAGTACCAAAAGTGATGGTATAACTTCCCGTAACAGTACCAACTATGGCTGTTCCGTAATTTGAGTTTCCATCATCTCGATAAGCAATAACAACCTTCTCCAAGGTTGAATCATAGGTGGCTGCTATGTACGTAGTACCAGCAGTTGCAAATACAGTAGCAGTGCCGCCAAAAAGAATAGTCGAGCCACTAACAGAGGCAAGGTTTACTGTACCATAGCTTGAGTTGCCACCATCTTGATAAGCAACAACTACCCTGTTATAACTTGTATCAAAAACGGCGGATACGTAGTTCGTAGCAGCAGATTCAAAAACAACAGCAGTACCAAAAGAGATACTCGTCCCTGATACCGTTCCTACAATAGCCGTGCCGTAATTACTGTTGTTATAATCTCTATAAGCTATAATAACCGCATTGTTATTGGTATCAAAAGTACATGAAGTACCCGGAACATTAGCAGTTGCAAAAACAACAGGTGTACCAAACGAGATGCTTGTTCCTGAAACTGTCCCAACCACCGCTGTACCATAATCGCTGTTGTTATAATCTCTATAGGCAATAACTACTTTATTGCTATCTGAATCAAAAGTGATTGAGCCATAACTATTACCTGCACCTGATATTGCTACCGGAGTTCCATAACTAATAGCTGTTCCTGAAACTGTTCCAACAGCCACCATCGCCCCAGTGCCGGCTTGGGTGTAACTAATAACTACTTTATTGTTAGAGGAATCAAAGGTTGCCTGATTGGTATTTACGCTATTTGGCTGATAAACAACAGGAGTACCTACCCCATCACTGCTTCCCACAATGGGACTAACCGTACCCGCGCTATTAAGAATCACAGGAGCTTTGCTGGTAATGTTTGCCGTGGCTACCGCTTCAATGGTCTTGCCAGAAGCACCCGCTGGAAGTAAGTCGGAAAGATTGCTCACGATTGGTACTCCAGATTAATTGATGTCGCTGACATGGCGCGGCCTATCTTGACCGCAGGGCTGGTAGAAACAGTGCTTATAGTTCCGTCTGCCTGCGCGTAGTAGTCGCTGCCCGGAGTCAATGAAGTCAGCCCTGTAGCCGCTATACCACCTTTGATGGTGATGTTGCCACTGGCTGTGTCGAGAATAGCTGCGTCTGATATGCCTATAAAATCTGAAGGGCTTTTGGGCTGAGTTGAAGCTATTTGCCCAAGTCTTAACGTACCCACATCCGACGGATCATCGCCATTTTCAAAAGTAGTCATAAATTGACCCGCACTGTTGGAGTCGGGATTAAAGCGCGTTGTATTGTAAGGGGACGATGTGGGAAAAACCTCAATAGGCGTATCTAAAGCGACTGTAGTTGAAGAAGCTGTGCCTGTCACAACATACAATTTATCTACATACGGAGTTCCCCCCGTATGGTTATAAGAAATAACAAATTTATTGGCAGTATTTGGGTCAAAGGCTATGTTTGGATTTTGTTCATTATCTGTGCCAAAAGTCACCGCAGAGTCGGGATAAGTAATCGTAGTTCCTGAAACTGTACCTAAGATTGCCTTGCCATCTTGTCCCGAACCTTTAAAAGCTATAACAAAATGGTTTGCAGTGGCAGGATTATACTCGACACTAGGGTATTGAGTGGCCGCACTTTCAAAAACACTAATAGCTCCAAAAGATATTGATGTTCCACTTACCGTTCCAATTATTGCTGTGCCGTAATCCCCCGGGCTACCTTGATAAACCGCTACTACTTTATTAGCGGTATTTGGGTCAAAAGCACAGTCGAGATGCTCGGCATTTGTACCAAATGTTGTTGGTGAGTTTGCGGTTATTGTAGTACCTGAAATAGTGCAAACTAGGCCATTACCGGCAGCGCCAGCCCTTTTATAGATTATAACAAAGTTTCCAGACGTATTAGGATCAAAGGCTACGCTGGGTCGGCTACCTGACCCGAGGTTGTTAGTATCATAAATAACGTCCGCTTGCATTGTAATTACGGTAGAAGATACAGTGCCAAGGGCTACTTTTCCTTTGTACGAGTCATTCGCGTCTGAAAAAGCTATAACAAATTGTTTTGCCACATTGGGATTATACTGTAGCCCTGAGAAGCTCAAGGTATCATTTCCATTGCCTACCGTTACAGCAGTTCCAAAAGTGGCTGTAGTGCCAGACAGGTTGCCGACTACAGCTTTTAAAACACCTGCTGATAGAAACGCTATAACAAATTCACCGGCAGTGTTGGGGTCGAAAGCAATAGAATTGTACTTTGTAGTGCTGCTGTTAAAAGTCTGCGCAACACCAGCAGGGATGGTTTCTGAAACAGGAGCAGAAGCACCTATGACTATTACAGTTCCATCTGCGTTAAGGCCAACAGGCTTACCCGCCGCAGAGATTGCGCCATCAGCTACAAAGCTAACTTGTTTGCCCGCGCCCGCAGGGAATAGATCGGAAAGATTTGTCATCCGGTGTAGTCCTTAATGTTGATTTGGGTGGCTGTTATGGCTTGACCAATAAGCTGTCCAGAACTGGATGTGGTTATCGTGCCATCGGTTTGAACGTAGTAGTCAGAGCCAATTGTTAGGCTTGTCTGCACTTCGTTCCTGCTACCCCATGTATTGATTGTTCCGGTAGCTGTATCCAGAATGGCTGCTGAAGATATGCCCAAGAGGTTGGTTGCGGTGAGGTTTGTAATAGAGGCTTCTAGTTGACAGACTACTCCTCCCAGCTCATTACCGCCCGCAGTCCCTAAAGCATAAACACTTACAAATTTTCCTGTGTCAGTGGCAGAGAACGAAAGCGCAACTGGTTGTTGACCACCCCCAATGTCGCCGTTAGCAGTTAACTCGTTGGCACTTCCCCACGTTAATGTGGTTCCGCTTACTGACCCCGCAGTACACGACCCTACAAAATTCACCCCATTAGAACCCCTATTAATAACGGCTAACTTACCCGCTTGATTGGGATCAAATTTAATAGTAAAAGTTGTCCCACTGCCCCCAGTTGGGACAGTCTGATTGCTGCCAAACGTCCATGTCGAACCCACTAATGTACCAGCGCCAGACGCACCAAGTCCTGTACCACCATTAAAAAAAGCCCAAGCAAAACTGTTGGCTGTATTGGGGTCAAAATCCAAATTAAAATAATCAGAATGCCCACTGTTAACAGTTGATGGAGTTCCCCACGAAACAGTGGTTCCGCTAACAGTGCCTTTTACTACCTTCGCCCACCAACCAACTTTTATATAACTCACTACTATTTCATTGGCTACATTAGGATTCCACACTACATTTGAATAAGGGTAGTCATCAGAAGTGTCCCAATTTTCTGCGCTCCCCGCAAAAGCCACTGTCGTACCGCTCACAGTTCCTATGACCACCCCGCTATCGCCGGGTGACGGAGCAATTAAAACATTTGTCAAAGCAAACTTACCCGCCGTATTAGGATCAAAACCAAGCTTATTACTCGCGGAAGAACTGTTCGCCGCGTAAGTGGTTTGAAAAGCTACAGCCGTACCAAACGAACCTAATGTAGAACCTGACAGTGTATTTGCTATAACTGTCTGTACGAGGGTACTACTTAGCTGAAAAACAATAACAAAAGACCCCGCCGTATTGGGATCAAAAGCTACTTGAAGTGGCGTGGTTCTCAGTTCAGTAGATTCAAAAACGATAGGAGTTCCCCACGTTAATGTTGTTCCCGAAACAACCCCTACAACTACATATCCGTACCCTGAATTATCCCAATCTTTATAAGCGGCTACAGCATTCCCAGTGGTAGGATCAACCGCCATTCCCGGACCATCGGCATAACTACTGGAGGTTGTATTCTCCGCCCCAGCAGGAATAGACTCTGCCGTGGTTGCGAAACCCACCTGAGTAACCGTACCCGCCGAGTTAAGAATCACAGGCTTACCAGAGGTTATCGCCCCAGAAGCCACAAAGTCGGTATTATTCTGACCGCCTCCTGCGGGGATCAGCTCGGAAAGATTGCTCATTACACACTCCAGCCAATAGTTCCGTCGATGTAGGTTAGCGTTATTTCCGCGAAGTTTTTATCAAAAGTGAGGTCGGTTGCAGAGCTTGCGATGTTAGAGCCATTACGCGCTACGGTAAAAGCTGTAGTTGCGGCTGCTCCGGTTCCATCTTTAATGATAACGCTATCCCCTATCGCTGGAGAAGCTGGGAGAGTAAAGGTAATGCTGCCTGCGCCTGCCACACAATACTGCCCATCAACAAGAGTAACAGGTGTTGAGGTATGGACATCAGCTAGGGCTGGTAAAGCAATCTCCTGTCGTGCTGCATTGACTGTGGTTGCGTTTGTACCGCCGTTGGCAACCGGGAGAGTTCCTGTAATTTGCGAAGTAAGGTCAACACTGCCAAGAGTACCGCCAAGTGTTAAATTACCAGAGCTTGTGACTGTGCCGGTAAG